ATTTAGTTTTCTTTATAGAGTTACCTGTCCTGTTGCAAAATCATAAGGAAGGTCAAAACTCTGATTATTGTAATGCCATGCTGCCTTTTCAATCATACTGAAAAACTTATTTAGCCAATTATTCAGTGTATTATCTGATACCGGAAAAGGATATACTTGAAACGCTCTGTCTATTACAACAAAGTGAAACTTGATATTATACCCATTATCTAGTAAGTCTTTATATTTAGTGGTTACAAGACTCACATACATGATAGCCTGCATCCAATAAGCATAATACTCAACTGACTCTGAAAAGTCTTTTAGATCTTTACTAGTAGTTTTTATGTCATTGATGTAGATTGTCTTTTTATCATGGTCAAATACTAGATTATCTATAATGCCTTTAATGCCAAACTTTTGTTCAACTAAATCTGATTGTAATAAAGATTCATTAAGGACCATTTTATTGTCAAACTCTGTAATATTTAAACCAATCAATTCACATACTTCTTTGTTAGTTTTAACTAAGTCTACAGCATTCTTACAGAAGTCATAAGTATCTTGATCAATCAAGTACTTATTACCTTTTGTTTTTAAGAAAGCCCAGTAACTAGTAGCTTCTAAAGTGATGATTTTATCTAAGCGTTGTTGGTCTGTTTTTAATGCTTGGAAATAGTTCATATCTCTCATGACATCCAGTATAGCTCCATCAAACTCTTCCAGATTAGTTCTTTGGTCACCACTTTGAGCTAACTCTGTATGGTGATAGAAGACTCTATCTACTACTTGTTTAACACTATCTCCAGGAAGTTTACCTGGGCTAATGATAAATTGATCTTTAAACTTTTCTTCTTCCAAAAGAAGAGCATGAATTACTTTACCTTGAACAAGGTGAGCATCATGTTTTTCTTCTTTATTACCTAGTATATACAGCTGATAAAATACTGCTGGATTCCACATAAGTTTACTTAAACTACTGTAAGAGAAGTAAAACTTTTTGTCATAGAACGCTTTTTGTAAGTGTTCTGCTGACTCTTGCATAATTGTTTCTAGTTCCATCCTTCTGAGTTTTCTTGTTTTAATAAATCTTGTGCTGCACCACATAGCATCATACCTGTGATTTGGTTACCACTGTCTAAGCTGTGAGCATAACTAAATTCATAATACTTATCATAGAAGTTGTGTGCTACTGTTCGCCAAGTATCACCATCTTCACAACGCCATGTTCTGATATCACTAACCATTTCTGGTGTAAGATCATTACGTAGTTTTTCCATTTCATCATCCCATCTTTGTTTAGCTGCAGCCTGAGCTTTTTTAGTTTCAGGATGATCTAACCACTTTTTAAATTCTGAGATGTGGTCTATCTCTTGATTAATCTCTGACATGTATTTCATTTTTAGATCTGTACTCTAATTCATCATGCATAGTCTTAGCTATCATAGGCATTATTTTACCTTGAAAATGCTTTAGACAATTGATTAAGTGATCATCACTCATATCTGCCACATGTATCCAGCGTCTTGGTTCATCACCATTCTTACCATAGGTTCCCCAGTACACTGCTTTACGCATTTGCTCATGATCATCACTAACATATACTGTAAGAGATCTATCTATTTTATCAAGGTCTTGACCTCCATAACGCTGATAGTCTTGTCCACCATCTACCATAGTTTCATTAGGACATTTGCATGTCTTGTAATCATGTCTATGATAGGAGGTAAGTATCTCTCCACATTCTTTACATTGTACTCTGTTTAGTACTATTTTTTCTAATCCGGTCATACTATTTATTTTTTGATTTCCAACCTGCCATGGCTCTATCACCACTAGCTATAGCACAGTTTCTACATAGTACAGATATCCATCCTGATGTGTGTCCTAAGTCTTCTCTGGAACCACAATCCTGACAGGTATTATCTGCTAAGTATTCTGCATAGTGTATCATACCATCTACTTTTTTGTCCCCACCATTTTCATAGAACCTAAGCCCACCAAACTTTTCTTTCATCTGTGTGCAGGTAACTTGTTCAGGATGCTTTTGTATATATCTATGGGTAGTAACATCATCTTTATCCCATACAAATCCTTCTACGTATTTAGGGTTATCAATAGAGTAACTGTGGTAATCTATATAGTCTTGTATAGCACCACACAAATCATCTATTATGGGTAACCAACCTGACGGTACACCATGCCAATTACATCTGCCTGGATTACCCTCATAGTCCTGAAAGATCTTAGGATACTTTGCTATGATTTCTTCTGTTGTCATGTTATCTATATTTTCTGATTAACTGAAAGATTCTAGTAATGTCTGTGAACTCAAGAACCTGTCCCGGTCTAATAGGATGAAATGCAATAGTGAAACCATGATTGCCATGAAAATAGTCATCACTTTTTATTTTATTACCATTTATAGTATCTATATAAATCCATGGATAATTACTATACATAGTAATAGTGATACCTAACTTTTTCATCCTTTCTATAAAGATTTTTAGCTTGTCCATATTCCCAGTTCTCTTAGTTTAGCACTCATTCTTTGTTGTGATCTGGTATCAACAGTCATAGCTTCTTCATATTCTAAAAAGCTGACTAGTTCTTTAATAAGATCGTTACATAAGTCTAACTTGGATTTAGTCTCTGTACATTCAAGTACTTCATTATTTTCCATTGTTACAGTTTTCCATATCCTTGAGATAATAACGGCCAAGGATGTTCCCGTTATAAGATTGTCTTTTTAGTACATCATACTTCATCTGCCATGCTATTTCAGCATAGGATAAGTACTTTTTGCTACAGCATAACTCTAATATTTCTCTTGTAAAAGATTGTTTACCATACTTTACTACATCTGCCTGTAGTTCTTTAGATGACCCATAATAATCTTTCCAGTCAGACTCGGTGATGGTACGCTCATATGTTTTACGAGTACCAGTTGCTTTTTTGACTTTCTGTGTGATCTTTTTTTTTCTGATAAACTTTAGTGTCTTTTTACCTATATATATTTTACCAGTGTGAACATTAGTAATTTTATATACAAAGCCATTCACGGTATCACTACCAAAGTCTTCTAACTTTTCAATAGTGAACTTGTTAACACCTAGTATCATAAACCAAGAGTTAGTGTTCATGCTGTATCTTTTTATTAATTATAGGGATCAGTTTTTCCCTTACGGCTTTTGCTCCGTAATCTTTAATACTATCTGATGGATCTTTACTCATGGGTAGCATGCATACTTCTACATAAGGATAAACTTCTTTATACCTACGCATAGCTGCTATACCTGGGTCATCATTATCAAATAGGATTATTATTTTCTCATATTCATTTTGCCACCAATCCATATACGTACTTTTAATTACCGTATTTTCTGAATCAGGTGCTATTACATCTATATGAGAAAGCTTTAAAGATTTAATTGCCATTACATCTTTTAGACTAGAAGTAATAATCAAGTATTTATTTTCTGGATTACGCTGTTCTGAGCCTTGGATATAATCAGAAATCTTTAAGAATTTCTTATCCAATGTTTTGGGTTGATAAATCTTATATAGTGTACCATCTTTTTTAAAGTAACCATATAAATAGTTACCATAAATGGTTAGTTCTTTAGGACCTTCTTCTGATTCTTTGAACATGGTATAATACTCTAATGGTCTTATACAGTGTTCATCTAATAGTTTAGATCCTATATTAAATTGTGTCCAGAAATACTGGTCTTGTGAACTCCATGATCTAAATACATATTTGGATACTTTGTATCTGGATGCTTGTTTAAACTCTTGTAAATCATATCCTCCATTATTATGTAATACAAAGTCATTATATTTTTCTACTATTAATGCTGTTGCTTGGTAATAATTTAAACTGGTTAGATCTTTTACAAGGTCAACTGCTGTACCGTATTTAGAAGATGAGAAATCTTTATATTTATACACCTTTTTGTTATTATCAAAATAGATGCACATACTAGGTGTACGTTCCTTTGGATTGAATAAGCTTTTAATTTTTACATCATGCCCGTTCAGCTTTTCTTTAAGCTTACAAAAGTGTTCAAAAATCCAAGTAGGAGGTACATCTTTTATATCGTGTACCAAGTTTTTTGTTTTAAACATAAACGAACCTTTAAACAATTTCGGGGAGAGTAGAAACTCCCCCCTCTATTTGTGTATGAAATCCGAGCCTTATTACATTGAGAAATCATCAGTAACAGGTTCAAAGCTTCCAACAGGTTTGTTGTTTATTGCTTTGTAGTGAAACTGATTGTTTTTGTCAAACTTGTCTAATTT